TTCTGCCTACTTGTCTTCTTCCCGCCATTAGTACATCGCCTGCTATTTAAGTTGTTGAAAATTGCTCATCCGACTTGGTTGGGCGTAAGGATTATAAGGTTGCTGTTGCGGCTGTTGTTGATTAAACCCGCCACCGTACATTCCGCCGCCATATTGTGGCTGCTGTTGGCGTTGTTGTGGCTGTCCGTACATTCCGCCACCCATGCCGCCACCGAATCCACCACCGCCATACTGCGGTTGTTGCATTTGTGGCTGACCGTACATACCACCGCCCATGCCACCGCCGTACATACCACCGCCGTACTGTTGTTGCGGTGGTTGGCCATACATACCACCACCACCGTACATTCCGCCGCCCATCCCACCGCCGAATCCACCACCGTACATTGGAGGTCTTTGGGGCTGGCCATACATGCCACCACCGCCATACATTCCGCCACCGCCGTACATGCCACCACCATATTGCGGTTGTGGTCTTGGGTACATTGGCGGTTGTGGGTACATGGGTGGTCGTTGCGGTTGCTGACCGTACATGCCGCCGTTATATTGCTGTCCGTACAAAGGGCCTCGAGGCTGTTGAGGCTGTGGGAATCTTTGTCGCCCACCGCCGCCAAATGGCCCTTGAGGTTGCGGCCTTTGTTGAGGCATTCTAGCTCTCATATCTTGAATTGGCATTTGACTTGGCATCGGACGTTGGGCGCCAAAAATACCGCTTAAAAACTCTTTGCTTAGTCCGGGCTGCCTGCGCCCTTGAGACTGGATCATTTGTTCTTGGATTTGTTTTTGCCGGAGTTGAGGGCCTTGATTAGTTTCGTATATATTAGGAGGGCCTTGATCTCGCATTTGCCCCAGAGGTTGCGGCCTCATGCGACCAAAAAGATCTTGAAGACCGCCGCCAAATCCACCGCCATTTCTTTGAAGGTTTCCGCCAAAAAGTTTTTTTAACGAATCGTATGGATTTTGCTGTTGAGGTCCTCTCGGAGACCCTTCAAGAGCCCCGCCCGTACCGCGTGGATCGGCCACTCTAAAATCTAGATCTTCTCCAGCAGCCAGCCTATCCATGAATTCTTTTGGAGGAGCAAACACTAGAATACGCCTTCGAAGTTCGTACCTCGCTGTGCCGCACCACCGCCTCGAGACTTACCTTTGCCCATACCAGGCTTAGGCGAAGCAGATGCCTCAACAGATTCAATAGACGCGTACTTAACGCGGCCTTGATCCTTAACAGTGAATCCGCCTTTGTCTACTTTAGGCTCTTTAAAGCTTGTTGTTCTCTTAATCATGATTAGTTCCCAAATATGTTTTTGGTCATTTTCTCAGCTACGTTAGCCATTTGTATAGACTCTTGAAGCTTTAGCCTATCTTGAGCAGTCTTATTCTTCATGTCAGCAATATCAGCCTGTAGATCCATACGCTCTTGATCCATTGAATAATCCTTCTCAATGCGTTCCTCGTCAAGTCCAAATCGCTGTTCAGCCTCCTTGGCCTTACGCTCTAAGTCCATAGACTTAATGTTAAGTTCCTCTCGACGTAACTCAACAAGTGGATCGTCGGAATCTTCTGCTTCAAAGATCGGAGCAACTTTCTCCATCAACTGTACGGTAATCTGTGCAACTTTAGCCTCAATCATGGCCTGCATAGGGTTAGGCGGCGGAGGTCCAGGTGGTTGCATTCCTTCCATCGGTGGTGGTCCCATCGGTGGTGGTCCGCCCATCGGTGGTGGGGGTCCCATGGGAGCCCCTCCTTGTGGAGGCATCGCTGAAGGGTTGACGCCTGGAGGACCACTTGGAGGAGCACCCATGGGTCCGCCCGAAGGTGGAGGCCCCATACCCGGAGGAGGCCCCATCATCTGCATTTGTTGTTGCATCTGCTGTACTTCTGGATCTTGCATCGCTTGCTGTCTGGCCATGAGATCAATGTGCTGGTAAACATGCGCTTGAATCATAGCGCGAAGCTGCGGGTTTGTCTTAACAACCGCAGAATTATAAACCGTAATGTGCGACTCAATATGAGCTTCATGGTCCTGATCTGGGAACGGTGTCGCAGGCTGCATCATCATGAAGTTTGCATTCTCCATAGCAGGTGCCATCGGCATAGGCTGTGGTGGAGGCGGAGGTGGTGGCAGTATCTGCTCTACCTGCTGAACACCCATCGCTTCGTACATGCGCTTATAAGCATTGTACATTCCCATCGGACCATGGATCTCAGGATTAGACTGGACCATCTGCATCATTTCTTGAGCAAGCATAACGCGCTGGCTCATAGAGAAAATGTTGGGATCACTGACCGGAATGATATCTATTCGGTCGTCAAAGTCCTGCTGCTTAATCCCAGGATTACCATTAGCGATCATGTATGGATAGGCAGGTGGCAGGTAGTCCTTAAACAGCTTCGCAAGGAGGTTAAACTCAATACGTTGCGAATAGTGCAATCGCTTGTGAATCGCGCTCATAACGCGGCTACCGCGCTCAAGCAACGCAATCGTCGTACCAACCGGCGCTTCCTGATTACCATCACCTACCTGCATATCACCAATTGAGGCGAACCGCTTACCGGCATCAACCAACATGCCAAGCAGGTTCAGGAGGGTGGCGCTTGGCTCTTTAAACGGCAGAGGCATTAGCGCATCACGCAATGAGCCTCCCGGTGCATCCATATCTCGGAACTCGCCTGGCTGTAGAGGCGTATCCGCATCTCGAATACGAATGCCACGCGCTTTAAAACCAGCAGGAAGATTCGCCAAAGTACCCGCGTCAATCAACTGCCGAAGAATAGAAGTCGCCCCACGGGACAAACCACCAATCATATGCGTTAGACCGAAGCCGTAAAAACCCACACCAGGTAGAAACTTATACTGAACAAAATAATCAATGCGCTTGCGCATAGGATCTTCTTGATTGTAGTTTCTGCGAATGGATAGAACTTGAGACTCAGACCGCGAAATGGTGACAATATACGGGAGCTTAATGCCCGTTTCTTCGCCCTCTGCATCAAGGTCTTCATACCCTGGAATATCAAGATCAGCGTGCATCTCGAGGATCTCACACTGGTCAGAATTGGAATTGCCAGATGGCTTAACACCTTGGAGTTCATCAAGCTCCTCCTCAATCTCACTATCATTCAAAAAGCTAGATGAGCGTTCAGCAGCCTTTGACTTCTTGTAAAAACCGGCAGCTTGAAGCTTCTTAACGTCATTGATAGGCATATCAACAACGTGTGTAATCCGAACAGCATTGTCCAAACTCGTTGCGCCATAAGGTACAACCAAGTCTTCAGATGGAATAAAACGCGATACAGGCCGATCAAGCGTCTGATCAAAGTGAACCTTGCGGAATGCACTACCCGACAGCGGAAGATAAAATAACATCTGATCAGTCTCAGGGTCATACTCGCGCATAACCTGAGTGATCTGGTAATTCATGTATTCCTGTACCCGCGCTGCCTGGAGGTCAGTCTGTGGCGTACCCATTCCTACGACTTGAGTCTTTACAGGACCCCCAGGCGGCAGCATTTCCTTATAAGCTTGCGCTTGGAACTGCGTGACGGATTCAGCAAGCAAAGGATGAACAATCCCAGAAGCACCCTCAAAAGGCTCGCTCCTGTCCTCAAACTTCATACCAAGAAATTCTAAACCTTCCTTGTAAGTCTTTTCCCACTCTTGGCGAGAAGCCAAATCAGACTTATAGTCAGCAACACAATCATTGTAGATTCGGCCTAAATCAGCACGATCAAGAACTTCAGCAAGGTTTTCATAAAAGTCTTCAACGTCCGTTCCCATCTGCACAGGAGGCGGCATGCCAATCAGCATGGTGCCGTCTTCAAGAGTCTCTATACCTTCTTCGTCATCAAAACCAGGCCCAAGGATCTCGTCAAAAGACTCATCCTCTACATCAATCTGGACCTCTTTCGAATTGTCTTCGATATCTAGCTCACTGATATCAACGTCATCGACACCGCGTTCAATAGCCATTCATTAGCCCCACTTGTTTTCCCACTTGGTTCCAAAACCCTTCTTCTTCTTGAACGTAATCTTGGGCTTTTTCTTTTTGACTTCGCCGCCGCGTTTGAATTCCGGAAACTTCATACGGGGATTGTCTTTCTCTGGAAACATTTCCTCAAGATCATCGCCCTTCTTGCCTTTCTTGATCATGATCATAACGGAACCCTTTCTCTCAGGCATCTCTTCCGTTAGGTAATCCATAAGATCACCCTCATTCTCTCGAAGCTCTTCAAGCAAAGACTCATCTTCAGAGCCCTCAAGCAGGCGCATGACCTTCTTGTACATATCAGAGTTAGACTTCATAAATTATTCCTTGTCCGCATACAAGTTATCAAACACCTGATTTACATCTAACGTGTAATCTAGGTCAGACTTGCTGTAATGAATATGCTGTGACGGCTTAAAGTCCGGAGCACCTTCACCCGTCTGAAACCAAGCAGGGTGCGTCACCCTAACTCTGTTGTTTGGTAACGCTACAATATTTCCAGTCCATTCGCCAGCATCAAGCAACTCAAGTACATGCGACTGCTTATGCTGTGCCGGATCATCAGCGATCTCATTCTCCGCGTAGTCTACCGTAAAAAGATATTTCGCAGGATAAAATTCACCATCAATCTTAGCGAGCCAAGGACAAGGTGTACAACGGTCAAGGACGTAAACAGCATGAGTATGAGAACTGCAATCCCAAGGTTGAGCAGCCCAGACAGGCATTGGCTCAGGCCATTCCTCAAAAGGCGTATCAGCGACCAGCGCGGTAATGGGCATTCTTGCCCACATGGCGCCTCCATGTACGTTGGGTTCATCTTCATCAGCTTCGCATCCAGTAAAGATAACTTGAAACGAAAGACAGCGAGTAGGCATGGTGGTCACGGCGACAACCATAGCGTGTAAAAACTCGCCATGGTATCGCTCATGATTAACCGTGTATTCCCTTCTTACCCACGCCTTAAAGTGTGGAATGTTGCTTTGGAGGTAGGCCATGCTTAACGCATAGCCTTGCCAAACCCTCGCTTAGCGGCACCGACCCCGCGAGCAGTTTTCTTTCTGCTCACAGAACCACCCATGTTCATGCCGCGTGGCGTACTACCACCCGACCGGCGTGCCGCAGCACCGCGCATGGCTGTTGCCTTGGTTGGTTTAGGTCGATTAGGGCCTCGATTCATCCCTCTCGTCATCGCTGCAAGGTTGGCTAAAGAACGAGCGCTTCCTGGCCCTCCTTGTGCTTGTGCAGATGCATTCGCGGCAGCCTTGGCGTCTGCGGCTGCTTTAGCGCCAGCATTTGCTACAGAGGAAGGGCGTGAAGGAAGTTTTGTTGCGGGACCCGCCATACCAACTGCACCACCCATATTCATGCCGCCTGGCTTTGCTCTTTTACCTTTGCCCATGCCGCCTTTCGCGCCAGCTCGCTTGCCAGGCGCATAACCGTACTTATCAGAAAGATCCTGGATAACGCTCGTAGACTGCTTACTGCCTTCTCGTCCTTGAACAGAATCAAGAAGCCGTCTTTGAGCCGGACTTAAAGTAGCTCGGCTTTGAGCGCGTGTCTTTGGTGGAACCGTCTTCGTTCCGCCGCGACGAGGTGAGCCACCACCTGTAACGCCTGGAGCTGTTCGCTTAGACATACCTACCGCACCGCCACGACTGTATCCTTTTGATTTCATCATTTCACCACCTTGATTTTTTTTAACGGGCTTTTTCTTTGTACGAACAAAGTCAATAAGACCTCGCTCACCACCAAATTTTTCATCATCACCCAACAACGCTCGGGCAATAACACCACCGAAAGGACGGAACTTTGCATCCTTTCCAAATACCAATCCGCGCTTCTTACCCTTAGTATCAACCTTGGGAACAACGCCTGTACCAGTTGCCTTCTTGGCAATATCCTCGATCTCTTTGTCAGTGATCTCAACCTTAGGATCCGTCTTCTTCCGAGCCTTAATTACTGCCGCAATTCGACGATCAATATCAGCCATTTCTTCATCAGTAATGCTTTTTGCGGAAGACTTGCGTTTTTTTAGAGCAGCATCAAGCGCAGCAGTCTTAGAATTATTAGAAGTGTTGTCGAAACTATCATCACTCTTGTAAGTCGGCTTCTTGGGCTTATCTGTTTTAGGCTTGAAAAGAGAAGAGTCGGCTATAGCGGCAGCTCTTGAGGAGCCAGAAGTGTTGTCGAAATTATCACCCCTCTTGTACTTGGGTTTGTTCAGAGAAAGCTTTTCTTCTTTTCTTTTTTTAATTCTTGCTGTCGCCCTTGGATCTGCTGCCATGATCGTGTCCTTATCTCGAGATTAATAATATGCGCGTTTGTCTCGGTATACTTCCTCTTCAGCCTCGTCAGAATGAAGGTTAATAAAGTTACCTTGTCTGAATCTTAGTATAGCTTGGGTCGTTGAGTCTACATAATCATCGTTCTCGCCAAACGGGAACGCAGCACACTCCTCAATCACCTCTTCCGCAAAACCAAAGTCAGGCGCCCATACCATTCCAGACTCAAATACAGGGCTCACCGCATGTACCCGAGTCATCTTGTCATTACCCCGACTTGGCCGGTAGTTCACAACAGGTATGCCCATCGCCCTCAACTCATGCGTCAACGGCGTACCACTCGCCTGCGCCTCAACAAGCACCATATCCGGCTCATATTCCTTGTACCGCTCTAAAGCAACCTGCTTTAACTCGGGGAAATCCCAACGGCCACGGTCAGCATCCAACAGAATCAACGCATCACTACCGCCCTCACTCGGCGTGAAAACACCCCAAGTCGTAATCGCACTGTAATCCGCCGTCTGACTCTTACTAAACGCCGTATCGTAACTCTGAATAATATAATGACAGTTAGGCGGCTGATCCTTCTCCCAGATATTCCACCATTCCCGCTTAATAATCGCACCTTCCTCAGATGTCGGGTTCTGCTGGTACTGAGCATTCCACTTCGAAATCGGAATAGACGCCTTAACAGATTCCAATTCCTCACGCTTCCAAAACTCCGGCCACAAAACATTACCAGAATCCTCAAAGATCGCAGGCAACTCGATAATATCCCACTGGTCAGAATGCGTTTCCGTCTGCCGCTTCAATAACCGACCCGTCAAATCCAATGTGGACCATCGGGTCATCACAATAACAATGGTCCCACCTGGCTGAAGACGCTGACGGGGACCCGAGGTATACCACTCATAACACGCATCAAGAAGATTAACGCTCATCGCGTCCTGCTCAGAATGCGGATCATCAATAATTAATAAATCTGCACCCCGCCCCGCGATGGCACCACCGACTCCCGCTGCAAAATATTCACCCCCCGCACTGGTCTGCCACTTACCCGCACTTTTTGAGTCCGAGGCCAAAGAAACTTCTGAAAAAAGATTGCTATATTCTGGGGTGTCCATAAGGTTCCGGACCTTTCGGCCAAAATTGATGGACAGATCAGCAGTGTGAGTTGTCTGCATAATCTTCATCTCTGGCTTGAGTCCCATGATCCAAGACGGAAAGTAAACAGATGCAAACTCAGATTTGGTATGACGGGGGGGCATGTTTACGATCAATCGCTTACATTTTCCCTGGGCCACTTCCGTTAATTTTTCCGCAATAATTCGATGGTGGTCCCCCTCAATGAATCCCGGCCATATGTACCGGATGTACTCCATGAAAGAGCTTTTGCATTTTTCTTGAGAGTCCATCAGCTTGAGCCGTTCCTGAAGCATCAGGATCTCTTTCATCTCAGATTCAGCAATATGACCTAGTTGCGGCATTTCATAAAAATTCATAATTGTGGCTGGTGAACGTTATATATATACAGAACAAAAAGCTACCCCCTCAAAAGGGGGGGACGGGGTCGCAAGCGACGACTTTTCAAAAAACGCCAAATCCTCGAAAGGGACCCGCCGATTGTTAGAGGATCATGTTGATCATGCCAGCTTGCGCTGGCATCTTTTTCGCTTCGCTCAGTCGTCATTGAAGGATCATATCGATAGAGATATATGCATAAACTTTGCATGGTCGTTGATTCGTGTGTTGTTATTAGTACTATTATCTGTTATTGTTTAACTCTGTTATTCAATAAAGGATAACAGTTAATCAAAGCAATTAAGGAAGTTTAATATGCAATACGGTAACAGTAAGGACATGTTTAAATCGATCGGCATAGTTGATTCGCGATTATTCGCGGTCAGATCATCATTGGAAAAACTGCATGAGACATTCTGCTACATGGATCTCGGACAGCGCCGGATCTTAAAAGAATGGTTCGATTCTCACGAATCAATCACCGATGCAATCAATGCATTCGCAGAGTTAGAAGAGGGCAATTTCGCCGATCTATAAACCACACGGGCGCCTAAGGGCGCCCAAATCGGAGTGTTAACAATGGAAAAAATTGGATACAAGACAGAGGATGGCTACATCTTCCACTTCAATGATAAAGGCGAGCTGACCGATGGCGACATGATTTGGCCAAGCGAATCTGATTTTTTGAGAGCGATTGAAGCTGGATGGTTCGACGCGACACCGATTTATGACCAAAACTAAACCTCAGGCGCCCTCGGGCGCCTTCATTCAATTAAGGGATTGACATGAAAAAAAATGAACTAAAAGCGCTGGTAAAAGAAATAGAAAAGCTCGAAGCATCGCCAGAGGTAAAGCGATTGGCTGAGCTGAAGCGTAAGCTTGGCATAGAAAACGCGGATCCGAAAGATGCTGTCAAGAATTCAATCGGTGTTAATGAGGGCGGATTCACTAGGTTTAAGCATAAACCATCTAATTTGATCGTGACCTTTCGTGATACTAAGAAGATCATCGGGTCGATCAACTGGGAAGGTCAGCGCTGGGATTGGGGCATGACGTTTCGAACACCGAGCCCAGAGATCCAAAAGGTCGTGAAAATCAATCCAATATTTTAAATCAAACGGGCGCCTTCGGGCGCCCAAATCGGAGAATCAAAATGAAGTATCAATTCCAAGGTAAGCAATACCCAACCATCAAAGCGATGGTGCTGGCCGTTAACCCGATCATCAACGCATGGCCTGATGAGTTAATCGAGCGGTTCTACGTCAACAATGTACTGCCATTCGATCGGCGATCAATCAAGGAGATCATGAACGATGACAATTAATCGAGCGCAAAGAGAGGCACTGCATCGCAAATGGATGCAGAACGACAACGGCATGTCATACCGGCAGTTTAGAAAGTCGATCGTTCCAGGTATCGCAGGGAATTTTTTCATGGTCCAGTGGTCGGGGATGTGGTTGGGCATTGAAGATGATGGATACACTCACAGTTAAAGACAAGGACCTTCGGGTCCTTTTTTTTGGGCGCCTTCCTGGAACAGGTGCCCGCTGCCGGTCGCGCAATCTAATATATAAAAATAGAAAGGTCGCAAGCTCGCAAGCTCGCGCTATATATAAAAGCCTCGAGGTCGCAAGCTCGCAAGCGAGCACCTGGAACCCTTGACAATAGAAAAAAGGTAGTGCTTTTAATACCTGGCTCATCATGGTAGAATTCAACAACCAAGCAACTAATGAGGTGAAACAATGAAAGTATCAGAAGCAAGAGAAAATGTAGGCGGATTATCCAACCCGTCAAAAATGCCGAGCAAATCCTACGGACTGCCCGCGCAAGCGTGCAAGGTGGGCGGACAATTGCGAAGCGTCAAAGGGTCAACCTGCGAGAATTGCTATGCATACGACCGCGGGATGTATGGATTCCCAGTAGTCAAGAAGGCACAAGCGCGGCGCCTCGCGACAATCACGCGCGAAGATTGGGCGCCAAGCATGGCGCGAGCAATCAACAAGGACAAATACTTCCGCTGGCATGACTCCGGCGACATTCAAAACGTCGAGCACTTCGCCAAGATTGTAGAAGTGGCACGCGCAACCCCCGACTGCCTGCACTGGCTACCAACACGCGAAGCGCAAACGGTCGCATCATATACCGGCACGCTTCCTGATAACTTGATTGTCCGAGTGAGCGCGGCGATGGTTGACGGCCCAAGGCCTAAGCGATTCCGGAACACTTCAACCGTTCACGCTCGGACCATCCCCACCAATTCGCATATATGCCCAGCACCTAAGCAGGACAACGAATGCCGAGACTGTCGCGCATGCTGGGACAAAGATGTTCCCAACATCAGTTACCACCAGCACTAGGAGAGCAAATGTATCAAGTCAATCTAAGAGACCGAGCCAACCGCGAAAGCGGTTGGTTTGATTCAGAGATCACCGGCACGCACGACCACTGCTATTCGCAAGTCCGCACGCTGTCACTCGACCTGCACTTCGAAGTTCGGATCGTCAAAAAATGAGCCGCGAGGCCGCAAGCACGCAAGCACAAGCCGCAGGAAGGCCGCAAGCAGACCCCCTGCCCATGCCCTTACCGACCCCTCAAACGCCCCTCACAGGGCTCTGTGGGAGGGGGAGGGCGCTATTCCCCACAACTTTTACCCACAAAATGGGCGCATTCTCTTAGCACTCTTTACACAGGGTGTTGACTCAACAACCAAGCAAATGATAAGATCGAAAACCCAAAGCAAACTAAAGGAAGACGCAACATGGAATCAAGAATCTCACTGAAGAACATCAAGCATGCGGCATTCGCATCACACGAAACGCATTGTTTCGAAGCGACTGTCTGCCTTGATGGCGACCGAGTATGCAAGGCAGAGAATGACGGTAGAGGTGGAGCCGATCACTACTACCCATACAGGGGCCAATCAAACGAAAGCTTCGACATCATGATCGTCAAGCTTCGAGAGGCGTGCGCCGATCAGATCAAGATCGAAGATCCAGAAACCTACGAGCAATTCTGCCCAAGGTCAGAAAACAATGAAGTGGACTACAGCCGTCTCGGTGATACATGCATTGAGATCGTTGTCTGCAACACCCTCAACACCTCGCTCATCAAGAAAGATATCAAGCGATTGATGCGTGCGAAGGTCCAACTGATTGAAGTCTCAAGCGGCAAGATATACGAGATCAAGTCCAAGCCTTTAAAGGAAACCTTAGAGCGGGTGAAGAAGCAATACGAGCCCGAATATCTCGTCTTGAACACGCTGTCCGAAGAAGAACAGTTCTATCACTGGACCAAGACCACGGAGGCTTAAGCAATGGCAAATCTAAAGATCAATGATTTCATCCTAATGATTGACGATCTGGCTGAGGTTCTGCTTGAGCGTGACAGTGTCGAGCTGAGGTATGAGTACGATGCCAAGTTCGATAGCTGGCACTTGGACGCGGAAGGCCAGAGCGATTACGAGGACTACACCGAAGAGGCCGAGACTATCCTTCGGAAGATTGGCATCGGTCGCGAAGATGACGAGCCCTTGTTCGGATCCGATGTTGACCTTGACCCCAACGTTGACCCCGCAGAAGGGACCATGGGTTGGGAGGGATCTTAATGTTCGAGCAAGAAAGAAAAGCAATTGTGGGTCTCGCTATGGTTGCGATCATAGCGATCATCTTCATCTGGGTATCCAACGAAGACTACAAGCATGAAGTCGAGATGGAAAAGCAATACCGCGAGATGGTATGCGCGGGTCACTGGCCGGACTACTGGCAAACCAATCCAAACTGTAAGGGGAAATAAGATGGGTATGTTTTCATGGTTAACAAACGACACGGGTGAGTCCGTGACAAACAAGTACGCAGACGAGGGCGCATTGCCGGTCTATCTGTACGACAACAAGGGCAATGTCTGGCATGAGCCCGACTACGATGGCTATGGTGAGTTCGGCGGTATGGACTACTACGAGCTCCTCGCCAAGATGAACGGTCTCACGACCCGAGACGAGGGCATCGACCTTGAGTGTGATTTTCTTGAGTACATGTCCGAGTCTCCTGAAGGTGCAAAGGAAATCTTTTTCCCCAACATTGCTGAATCAGACAGATGGCAATGGGTGAACGAGGCGCCCGATCGTTGCCCCAACCAAGGCTTCTTCGCATGAAGGTCCTTGACCTCTTCTCCGGCATCGGTGGTTTCTCTCTCGGCCTTGAGTGGGCTGGGATGGAGACCATCGCGATGTGCGAGAAGGATAAATTTTGCAGACAAGTTCTGGCCAAGCACTGGCCGGACATCACCATTCACGAAGACATAAGGGATTTAGATGGAAAAGATTACAAAGGATCAATTGACGTTGTTTGCGGAGGATTTCCCTGCCAACCCTTCTCAGTTGCAGGCAAGCAACTTGGAAAGGCAGATGACCGTCACCTCTGGCCTGAAATGTTACGAGTCATCAAAGAGTCGGCTCCCACTTGGGTCATTGGCGAAAACGTTTCTGGGTTCGTCCGGATGGCACTCGACGATGTGTGCTCTGACTTGGAAGGTGAAGGTTACCGAGTCCAATCGTTTGTTATTCCGGCTTGTGCCGTCGAAGCCCACCACCGCAGAGACAGATGCTGGGTTGTGGCCTACTCCGACGAGAATGACCGGCGGCGAAGAGATAGCACCATCTCACAGGAATGGCACACACGGATGGAACATCGGAGCGGCGGTCAAGGACAGCCTCTCGGCGGATCCGATTCGGATGTGGCCGACACCCACCCTTCAAGGGAACTACAACCGCAAGGGTCTGAGCAAGAAGTCCGGCGATGGATTGGAGACAGCCGTGAAGATGTGGCCGACTCCGAGAGCGAGCGAATACAAAGACTGCGGTCCGGTCGGGAGCAAAAGCCATACGCATATGGACCGGCGCTCGTACCTTTGTGCGAAGGCGAAGGATTCGGATCGACCTACTGGGAAACTGAGCCCGATGTGGACCGAGTGGTTGATGGGGTTCCCAATCGGGTGGACCGAATTAGATCCCTCGGAAACGCGGTAGTCCCTCAACTGGTACAACGAATAGGAGAAATGATCTATGCCGAGCACCAAAGATGACACCATCCTTGACGCGGATGACCCCGCTGCGAGCCTGGAAATTGTTGAAAAAATCGAGAAGCGAGGTGGGTTTCGGCCCAACTCCTCCTTCATGCACAAGGAAAAGAAAGCTCGCAAGTACGATTGCGATTGGTGTGGCATTGAGTTCGCAAGCACACACGTTCGCAACACCAAGAGATTTTGCAGTGATGCTCATCGGTGGAAGGAATACAACCTTGCCCGTAGTTTCGCCGCGAAGAAGCGTCTGACTGACAAAGCTCGCAAGAGTGGAAGCTTCAGACCACCATCAAGGGACGCAAGTGCCTTACTACTCAAAGCAAGAAAAGGAAAATAAGATGACAAAGAAATACAGAACGAAGCAAACCTTGATCGATGAGCAAAAAGATCAGATCAAAGATCTTGGACTGAAGGTAAGGCTTAAGGAGCACCTTCTCGAAGACTCTTCTCGCAGGATTAAGGAGGAAGCCAAAAAAGTTTCAGACATGGTGTCTCCTCAAGCAACGATCACGGTATGGGAAGATCACTACAGACCGGACACGCCAATGACGCTTCTAGCGTCCGTTCAAGTTTGGGATGACGTTGTTGACAAGGATATTAGCGGCGAAAATAAGAAAGATCTCCTCGAAGAAATGAACAAGCTTTCCGAAGCTTTATCTGAATTCTACAGCGCCCTTGAATGTGAGGTTCGCATCAACATGAGCATCAATCGTTACTAACCTAACCCTCCCCTTCGGTCTCATCTTGAGGCCGGAGGTGGAGAATGTTTGAATTCGCCATGCTTCCCATCCGCTCATTAATTAATATTAACTGTTCGTGATTGTCAGGTATTGCCCAAAAATCTTTATCAAGCAGGGGCTGCCACGTTCCCACGCTCTGGACCTTGGCCTCTATGTTCGGAAACCTAACATTTCGAAAATGTTCAGCGACTTCTTCCGCAGATTCCTTGCGTGTGTAATGCCCATCCTTGAACCCAGTACCTACAAGAATAACGTCATAGTAGTCTTCGTGACTGTCATGCACCATCATCTATCTCCTCACTCTCATCATCGTCATCTTCCCAGAACGAATCATCCTCATCCTCATCTTCAACCTCGTCCTCATCAAGATCGTCATCACTTACCACATCGTCCTCGACATCTTCAACCTCCTCCTCGAGATCCTCCACCTCAACCTCATGCTCCTGATCAATGACCTCCACCTCTGATGGATCAATCACCTTGGGCGCAAGTTCATTCTTCTCGATCAAAGCCATGAGTCTTGCCTCCACCTCTGAGCGGTCCATCTGATCGATCTTACCGGTCTTGATCTCCTTCTTATCAATCATCAACCCAGCAAGCTTTGCCCGTCCCAGCTCCGCCTGTACTGCCGCACCGTACACGCCATCCTCCATCGCCGCATCCCGAATCTTTTGCAGGTCACGCGCAACCTTCTCAAAAGTAATCTCATACTTCCTCTGCTCAAGATCCTTCATCTCCTGAATCTTGCCTTGGATATGGGTATACCTTGGATCGTTCAGCATCTTGGTCGCAGCGATTGCGGGGAATGAGTACCCTGCTCGATGAGCGCATTCGGTATTGGTCAGATCATGATAGACATACAACTGGATGAACCGTTCTTGCTTAGGCGTAAACTTCATCTGCTTACGTCTTGGCTTGTACTGTTCTGGGTTCCTGAGAATGTCCTTACCTGGAGGAATCTTAAAGTCACCCGCCTCAGCCTCACGCATCACCTCTGAAACCTCATGCTTCATCTCGCCTGCATCACTCATTTTTAAATCTCCTCCTACAACCTGCTGCAAAATTTTTTTATTTTCTCAAGCCCTCTAAGAATACAAGAGAGAGTACACCGATAGGGAGATATTTTTAATATATCTCTCCCTCTCTTTAGAGAGCATACCTACCATACCATCATACCACCCTTATAAATCAATGACTTACGAGGTAGGTATAGTAGGCATGACGTAGGTATGACATATAGTGACCATACCTACCTACTTTCCCTATGCATTTCAAACACTTACCGACTTATCCACAGGGGGTAGGTATGATTTCAGATTTTTCATTTCATACCTACCTAAGTGACCACTAACCTCACCTATTTTGCCTAGAAAATCCATTAACTTTCATCCCTAAGTGTTTTCCCATCACCTGGGATAAGGTCCCCCATCTCATCCATCATCGCCACAAAACGTTCCTGCTTTTCTGACCGCAGGGTCGCCAATAGATCCTGCAGCATCTCGGTTGTCACCTTCTTCTTCTCTTCACTCATTGTGTTGCGCCTTCTTTCTGTTATGATTCGTTCTGTCGCGGCATCCCTTAACCGTGACACATACCTTAGTTGCTTTGGGTATAACTACATCGGGGCTCTTTCCGGCGCCTCGGTGTAGTTTCTAAGCAACCTAATCCCCGCAAAAACACGACATCGATTCCTCTTCTTCAAAATCAAACAACTGTCCTTGATCGGACGCCATGATTTTAAGCTCCCTGTAAGACGGGTGCTGTCGCCGGAATACGTTACCGATCCTTTCCTCTTGCTCTATCCACCAGTCCGCCATGTCCGGCTGCTCCCTGATGATAGACAGCTTCCTTGATACACTCTTGAAGAAGCACAGGTCACAGTTAGATAAGGGGCTCTCGCCATTCTGAGACATGGGAAGCTCTAACTTGAATGATTGCTGGGACCAAAAGAAATCGATGTCATGAAGCGTTACACCGGCATCTGCTAGGGGCAGAGCGTAGTTTTCTTTTGCTCGCTGCTTCGCCACCCGCCTCTGCTCGTCCGCCCTTATTCCAACCGCTGTTAAGAACGGGTCATGACCCAGAGACTCCATGTATTTATTGATCGGCACCACCTTCAACTGCTCGGTGCATGCTCTGATCCTGTCGTTAGGAATGAATTTCTTCTGGGAGATTAGGTTGTGAAAAGGCTCACCCTTCCTTGACGCCGTCTCGTAATCTACAACGATTCCAGCCTTCTTTTCCTTGATAAACTCGAGCCAAACAATGGGAACATCCCATTCCTTTGAGCATCTATCTACAAAGTCCAAGGTTTGCGGCATCTCTTTACCCGTGTTAGAAAAAGCAACAACAACGTACTCAGGAAGCTTCCCGCCATGCGCCTCAAGAACCTTGTAAAGCATGTATGCTGATGTACGCCCACCGCTAAAGCTTATGACCGCTGGCTCATCAATTAGGTATGGGTTCACGACAACTCCTTCTCGATAAGTATCTGGGCATAGTGAATCACCTTCCGGAGATCATCGACCCCGCCCTTGCCACGCCACCTACTAATGTACTTCACGATGTTCGCCTCACACCAATCCAAATTATTGGCAAGTATGTACTCGGTTGGTTGGATCATCATCAACTTATAATGATTTCCACCTATCTGATCGTCAAATGCGCTCATTACACCTCCTTCTCGATGTGATCGCTTATCCTCTGAAGCAGCACCATCATCCTGTCCACCTTCTCGACCATGTCATCGTACTTTTCCATGACCTCCTCCACCTCCCGCTCGTTTAAATCCAGACTAACTTTCATCACCCGCTCCTTCCGCC